GTTTTAGCCATATGTTGTGCATACATTCTTGCGGCAATTTTACGCCCTGGGTGGTCCTTTGGATATCCTAACAATGACTTAACTGTTGCTTCATGTTCTTTACCCGACGTATCCGTGTACTTTACCTTTTGTTGTAATAAAGTATCCCGTGTTTGTGCAGGTTGTTGTGCAATTGGCGCTCTTTGCGGTAGCGGTTGTTGCGTACGTCGGGCGGCAGAACGACGGCGACTTGAAAAAGCAGAACCTCTATGCGGACGGTCGTCGTCATCGTCACTAGTCCCAAACAGACTTCTCATGTCTCTAGCATCTCGTTCAGTATCGTATTCTTCTTCGTTCACGTTCTTTGCAATTGTACCACGACGATTTTTTAAATACTTGTCCGCTTCGTCTGTATCACCGTCATTATCAACGTCCTTATCTTCCTTGCCCACTGGATCTAAGGTTTCATCAATATCCGCCGAACTTCTAAATGTCTTTATTGCTTGTAAGTCTACCAACCCTGTTAATCTAATCATCAGTCTTCTCCGCCTTTAATGGCTCTACTTGTTGCAGTTGCCCATAAATAAGATTCCCAATCGGCGCCATGATCTTTTTTAAATTTGGCAACGACTTTTTTATTTTTTTTCATTCCCTTCCCTATCGTGTCCCGACGTGCTATTTGCGAACCATTCATTCTACGACGATTTTTTCTGTCATATGGTTCTGGGACCGATTTTTCGTTCAATGGTTGTTCGTTCATAAAACGTTCTTCGTGTAACGTTTTATAGAGTTCTTCCATAATAATTTCTTCTAGTTCACTACGCTTCATACAAATCTCCGCAGAGTAGATAACGTATATCAGTATATAAATATAATTCTATTTCTTAATACTACAAAATTATCCGATTAACCATGTAATATCTTCTGTTTGATTTCCATTAATTGGCATCTCATATGGATTATTTTGAGGAACACCTCGTTGAACAAACGGTACCGTACTGTATGAAGTCTTGTCCAGTGCTAATTTAGTTAGCTCTATCCCCTCCATTCGTAATCTAAGCGCGGTATCACGTACCCACAACCCAATACATAGCGCCAATACTAAGTCGTCGTTATACCCCTGTAGAGCCTCAGGGCGACCGTTTTTCCAAATGAAAGTTTCTAACTCTGCAATCATACGACTTGACCGAATAGTAAACGAATTATCTAACATATATTCTTTTAACCGAGCAATAATCAATGGACGGGTTCGTTGAGAAATCATAAACCCAGGCACCATATTCCGTTCATCCCGATAGTATTTGTTAGTTACTTGGTGCTCCACATCCACATACTGTAAATCTCTGGACATATAAAATAGATTACGATATCCACGATCAATAATTTGTTGAACGCAATTCCACCCAATAGAACTATTATCGGGTATTAATAGGGCATCGTTGTATTCTGTCGCAATAGATACCAACATATTACCAAATTGTTTGGTTTCTACTTTTCCTTTGTATTCTGCCACTTGTGTTGAATTTTCTACATCAATAACATGGAACGTAGAATAATCTTCTCCGTCTCCACGAGCCACGTCTGCGCAGACCACGTAGGATTTTCCTGCTACTGGATATTCCCACAGCCATAAATTACCATCAAATCCTTGTTTAGAGGTTGGTTCTTGTACGTACGTCTTTTTATAAAATTCAATAATATCGGGTGGAACCACAGTATTACCGGAGAAGATGAATGACGCATCATGTTCTTGTGATGATTCCATTTCACCCATTAATTCCGTTTGACGATCACGCCATGCTTGGTCACGTTCTGGATGTACCTTCCAATCTAACAGAATGGGATTGAAGCCGTTTGATTTTGATTCTGCTTGTTGCCACATTTTATGGAAGAAATTACCAATACCATTTGGTGTTGATAATAATATTGCTTTACCACCCGTAGATAACGTAGATGATGCAGCGGTCCAGATAATTTCTGCATCATCAATGAATGCAGCTTCGTCAAGAATCAGAAGAGACAATGCTTCAGAACGACCTGCGTCCTTACTACTTGCCACTGCTTTAATCTGCGATCCATTAGCAAATTGAAGTGATAATTTATTGTCAGTCAATACACTTCCTCGTAACCACACGGGAAGATTTTGGTGCATGAATCGGACTTTCGTTACTAAGTTCTTTGCAGTTTCTTGTTTCGTTGCAATAACAAGAACATTCTTATCGCGGTGGAATAATAACAACCACAGAGAATATCCGGCAACTAATGTGGAAATACCAATTTGACGACCTTTGAGAACAATATTATAATTGTGTTCATCAAAATCTTTTAATGCATCTTTTTGATAATGATATAAATCAAACAACATCCGACCTCGTGTCGGATGTTGAATGTAGGAATACTTAGACAAAAAGTATGCGGGATTAAGTGCACATTTTTTGTATTCTTGTTTAATAATTTCTTTTAGATCTTGCGACATTTCATCTCCTTCCCAACTGATCTCCGATGATGATACCTGCAGCAAACGAAATCATACCGGCAGTTTTTGCACTAATCCACTGACGTGGCGGTTTTGGCATATTGGCTAATTTAGTCACCACGGTTTGTAAACTATCACCCCGTTGTGCTGCCAACGCCACTGCACTATCAAGTTTAGTTATTTTAAATTGTTGATTAGTTATAATATCTTTTTGTTTTTCTATTACGGATTCTGCACTGGATACTTGTTCGTGTAAGTTATAAATCATACCATTTTGTATTGCAACTAATTCTGCCGTATCCTTCACTGTGCGTAGGCTATCTTCTAGTTTGGTAAGATTTCCCTTCAACTGTGCTCGTTGCTTATTTGTAAAATCAATCGTAATTGCCAATCGTGTGATCACCGAATCTTTTTTCTTTGATTCACCCGTTAGTCGGTTTACATCTAATTTTACCGAGTCCGCAAATTCTTTTGTGTCCGTTGCTTCTTTTTGTAACACAGAAAACTCTGCTTTAAATTTGTTCAACTGGGAGTCACTATTACACTGTCCCATGTTAAATGCAATGAACACCAATGCACCGGCCACAACAAGTTGAGTTACTTGTGGCATTTTATTAAAATCCTTTATTAATTTTCTAAGAGATTCAATTACTCGTTCCATTTTTGATCATCTCCGCTTCACACTCTGCGAGGTGTGTTGTGAGTTCTGCAATATCGGTTCGTAGATCTTGCTTAATTTTTTCTATATTAACTTCCCAGTTTTCAATCATTAAAATACGTTCGTTGTCTGCGTGTACAAATGATGGAGATGAGACGGTATCATGATAATCTTGTAATTGATTAATATGATCTTTCAATGACGCCACGTAATTTTGTTGAAGTTTTTTCTTTTCATATTCTTCCCACTTTCCTTGACGACGAATTTCTGTTTCTTCTTTGATAATGCAATCCATACATTTACCTTGCATCATCCAAAATTTTGTGTCTAACCGATGACCCATTGCTTGATTACATACTGGACAGAACCACGGAGTTTTTGCTAAATCTAACTTCGTAACCGTTTGTTTAATTCCGTTTTTCATTGTCCATTTACGTCCATCAAGTCCTTCCCATACGTCACCATCTTTTCTTACTTCTGTTAACGCTGGGCGCCACCCGACCACAATTCGTTCGTCGGTTTTTTTCATTACTTCATTTATTTTACGCCGTACGTTGTTGATTGCATCATGATCTGCCATAATAACCCCTTAGTCATTTCTATTTTTTGGTATACCTGCTCGGTTTGATATTCCCTTCATATGCTGACGAATAAACGCCATTGCCGCAGTATGTGCTGGATGTTCTTTACTGTAATCCATTGCAGTATCTACTTTTACTTGATTACCTGTTTCTGGATTGACAATTCGCATCTGCATCAATTTTTTAAATAAATCCTTGTTTCCAGACTTTTTCTGCTTACCCTTCTTTTCATTACCCGACGTTCCTTGAATAAATGGAGACGGGTATGGATTTCCGTGCCCCAATACTTTCACAGGCATTGTATGTCCAATTGCCGCCAACACGGATAATCGTGTATTACCGCCTAATAAATAATATCCATCAATATGTTTAATTACGATTGGCATTGCTATAGGTTTTTGTGCTTTAATATCTTTTAATAAGCCGGTTACATCTTGCTTACGTCCTAATAAGTTTTTAAGGATTTGCATTTTATTTTTTCCACTTAACACATCCGGTACATCGCTGTTTGTCAAGTTATTTAGTTCATCACGCGTCAATACCTCACTGGGAGCCTTTGTAATCATATCTTTTAATTCTGCAGAACTATCGGCAATGTTGGGAAATGCTTCCAAAGTTCGTTCGTTCTTAAAATATTCATCTGCTTCATCATCTAAATCTTCGTCCGTATATTCACGTATAGATACATAGACTTTTAATTTATCAGACTTCGTATTTTCGGTTAGTATGGATTCATTTGCATTCATTGCAGCTTGTACTATTTTTTCTGCTGCTTTTCTTACCGGTTCGTCTTCTGGATATTTTAGTGCAGTTGCTACCAAGATATCCCGATTTGTTTTTGGATTACGAACTTTTTGACCAAGTACTGATTTTGCCCGACCAAGTGCCTCTGCATCTGGCTTTTTCTTACCCTGCTTCGTACCAGCATCTGGCGCCGCTTTCTTACCAGACTTTTTTGCTTTTCCATGCATATCCGTAAGTTTACGAGCTTCTTCTGCGTCGGAAGCTTTCTTAACAACTTTATCAAAAATCTTCTTATCAAATTTACCATATACCTTCGTAAAAATTTCTTGTTTTGCTCTATCGGTAATATTTGGGTCACCCATTACTGAACGAAGTTGTGAACCACTAATTTCTTTACCATTTACTTCCAAATTCGGTGGGGGACCAATCCAGATATACCCAGCAGTTCTAAACCCCGTCATTTTTTCGTTAGGGTCATATTTTTGAAAATATTTTCCGCCTAATCGTTCAGCATCTTTTTCTCCAACTGCAAATACAACAGGAGTATTTTCTGGAAAATTCTGTGTTATTTCTACTGGACTATATGGATTTTTTGTTTGTACAATGCGGTCTTCTGGTATACCAAACATTGCCATCATAATTTCTTGTTTTTCTTTAAACGAGAACGGTGATGTAACACTGTCTTGTTTATCGGAAGTGGCTATATATACATTTTCTTTTCCAAACTTTTCTACCAACGCATTATATGTAACTTGATGTCCTGCATGATATGGTTGGAACCGTCCTGGATAAATTGCAATTGGTTTTGCTGGTTCGGTTGGTGTTTCTGGTTGTGGCGGTTCTTCTGATTTTTTTGGAGCGTCTGGTAAATTATAAGTTATTTCGTATTCCTTTTTAGCAATACGATAGAACCCGTCACCATCTTTCACCAAATAATCACCGGGCTTCAATACCATTTGTTCTCCCCACGGAGCAGTAAACGTTACTTCGTCGGTTCCGTCATAGCGTGCAACTTGTCTCGGAGATTGTTCTGGTATTACTGTACCATCTTCTTGTTTCGTATATAATTTTTCAAACTTTGCTGATTTTACTACATATTTTTCTCCACTTGGACCAGACATAATAATATCACCTGGTACTGCGGTATTTTCTGTTTCTTTACCGTCTGCCGTAATGGTTACTACCTTCATCTCAGATGTAGCAGTAGCAAATGTCATAGGTTCCATACCTTCTAAGGCGGAACTATCGGCAATTTCTCCATGTGGTTTATATGGTAATGCTTTTTTAGTGACAGGTGTAAACTCTAATTTATCGGTCACTGATTTAATATCTTTTGGTGTTTCGGATGGTTTTGGCTCTTCTACTTTTTCTGGTGCTCTATTGTACTTCATGGTTCCTATGATTTGATTCACTGGAGCAAATGCACCCGTCAATTTATATGGATTGCCGTTGTACGTGAAAATTAATCCTTCACTTGGAACGACATTATCAATGCCCAATTCTTTTAATCGAGCCAATTCATATTCTAACTTCTGTAGCTTTTCAGGTCCACCTGCTTGTTGTATACCACGAATACTGTCAGCAAATTCTTTCTTCAATTCCTCGGCCATTACTGGATTATTTGCCGATAAGAATTCAACAACTCGTTTTAATGCATACACACCTGCTGATAAAAATACCTGCTCCATTGGTCTAACTGATTGTTTTAACAGTGGTTTTAAACTTGTTTTTTCAAACTCTCTAAACCATTCTTTTTTCTCGTCCGATAAATTTTTTACACCAAATTTTTTATCGCTGTCAACCCATCTGCTAACAAGACCTGCTCTTTCTGCACCAGTAAATTTAAACCCTTGTTCACTTTCTATAGTGTTCAATTGCTCATTCCACCATTCCTTTAAATAATCTTGTAACGTATCGGTGGGTTTTAAATTATATTGACTTCTAATGTCTTCTAACTTAGCAGACAATGTATCGTATGCTTGTTGCGTTTCTTCCGTTACTTTATCAGAAATAGCAACAGTTCGTGGGCCTGATATACCAAAGGTACGTTGTTTATCAGCATTTACTTTAGTAACTGCGTCAGAAATTACTTTTCCATTTTGAGTATTTTGTACACCAACTTTTTCTCCGTCATCATCGTGTTCTAATGTACCATGAAATACTAATACCGTCTTATCGTATGGAATTACATTACGAGTGCCTGGGTAAATAATTTCTGTACTCATCACACTACGTCCATTTCCAAACACTTGTTCAATTTGTTCTGGTGATAATTTGCTCATTGCTTCTTGAATGTCTTCTGCTGCTTTTGTAAACGCATCAGAAATTTCTCCACGACCAGCAAACATAGCAGACAATTCTTCAACACTTAATGCTTTCTCTGCACGATTTTTTAAGTGTCCTTTGTTTCGTGCAAATACAACTTTTCCATCACGAATAGTAAATGCAATATTTTGACCGTCCATTTTTTCTACCACTGGTCCTTCTTTTTCTAAATTACCAACCAATGAACGATTAAGCATTTCATCAAAATCTTGAAACGATAAGTCGGTGTCTTCAAATGGATGCGCCAAATGTCCGTGTGCACCGCCTTCCATGAGGTATTTTCCGGTTTGATTCCAGCACTTATGGCACATGAATGGATGTTTGCCACCCTTTTCTGCAGCCCATTTCCAACCACACGCTCTACATTGAATCGTATTTTCTGATAGGTATATATTACGGTCTAGCTTCCCATAATCACGAAGTAAAATACCGGCAATAATATTTGCACTATTTTCAATACGTGACCCCGTTGCGCCGTCAATTTCGGGATTCGTAATATACCCCATTTCATTTTGTTTTTGATGTGCCATTTCATGGGCAATCGTTCGTAGAATATCGGCCAACAATCGTCCACGTGCAATCACACTAATAGTATTGGTTAATACATCATATGAACCCAACGAAGTCATACCGGCAGTTGGTTCTAATACTACAATTTTAGGCATACTACGAAGATTTAATCGGCGTACGGTATATTCTACAAATTGATAAATATTGTGTAAGTTGGTACTTTCCACAACCAACTCAAAAATTTCATTAACTTTATCTCGTCCATGATCTTTTTTTGCCAGTTTCCATGACCCACCATTTGGACCCTTTGGGTGATGTACATCGTGATTTTTCATTTTACTTTTGCCGTGCTTCTTGACTGCCTTTGCACGGTCACGATTACGGGCAACTCTATCTTTTACGGTATCTTTTAAATATTTACGAACTTTTTCTGGATGGCGCTTATAATATTTACGAACTCGCTCCGTACTGGATTTTTCTTCTTTTTGTATGAATTCATCATCCTGTTCTGGGCCTATGGAATCAGGATAAATAAAGCCCGGTTTTGGATGATAGTCGGGCTTGTTTGGGTCATCATCAAATGATGGTTGTTTCTCATCAGAATCATTATAATTGGCAAACCGAGACGTTAATGTCGGAGTAACGGGCTTTATGGGTTTTTTATGTGACCCATTATAGCCGTTTAATGCGTAATCCGGAGAATCATATGCGTTATATTCTTCATTCATAAATAATATTGGGTAAATATTTGAACTTCTTATAAATATCTATACAGTATTCAATTATGTTTAATCTGTATGGATCTGGTGACGCAGTTTCAATATTATTGGCGATTGCCACGAGGCCAAATTTGTCCGATGGTCGGAACTACTACACCGCCACCGATTGATTGTGTCGGTAACTGCGTAATTTCTCGCACAACACTTCCAGAATAACCAATAGTTACAGGATATGTGAGTAGATATAAAATTGATGAATTAACGTTCGTGGTTAATTTTTGCGAGGTCATACTTGCACTATAGAAAATCGTTAACGGTTGGACTGACGCCGTTAATATACCCGCATCTATGTATGACCCCGATGGCATATTACTCGCTTCTCATCATTAAACGAGTATTAGTAGTAATATTATTGTTGGTAGACAATAAATAACTTTCAAATGCAGTGTTTGCCGACACAAAATATGTACTAGCTGTATTGTACACTTCAAGCGTATGCGTTGCATTGGTTGGTAAATCGGATGCTTTGGTAAATCCCATCATTCGCAATGGATTATGTGGTCCGTATGATACCATCGGTATAAATAATCCAACCGACAGGAAATTATCTGCCACAGAAGTTGCTTGTCCGCTGTGAACATAATTTTGGAATGTTTCTGGGGATGGCGCTTGTCCCGAACTAGATTGATTATACATCAAGTACGACTGTCTATATGCTGGCGCAGCATCGTCCCATTGTCCGACTATAATTCCATCGGTGGATGGGTTTCCAAATACATCTTTTGTTCTTTCTACAAACCCAAATGTAGCATTTGTGGCAAAATTATTTGCAAGAATTATTCCCATATCACCGCCAGAAATTACACAGATTCTATGATCGTATAACGTCCCAGATACAGCAACTGCTCCTATGGATGTGTACATTGCAGAGTTTCCCGTATTATTGTATCCTAATGCAACGCCCCCCACACTTCCACTTCCGTCGTGTGTAAACCCCACCGTAAATGCAATACTCGTTAAGTTAGCTGTTGACGATGCATTTCCATAATCTATTCGGGTAAATACCGGATATCCTGTGTTATGTAGTGTGTCATTCATTTGAAATACTTGATATCCCATAGAACGAGCAAGTGCCCCAGGTGGTGGCGTAATTGATCCCGTGTTCAGTGCACCAACTGCATTAGTATCTATCCAACCTGCCTGCGCAAAACTGTCGCCAATTACTTTAACAAAACTTCTAAAAGATTCCGTTGCAACCGTACCGCCAGTGCTGGGCATCATCAACGATGCTGTTACAATTACCGTCATTATGACATCCTCAATAAAAATCTACCATTGGTATATAACTGACAGTTTGCTACATTAAAATTACTTCCTAACGCCATATACAGTCGTTCTGCTCCATATACGGTGTATCGTACTGCTTGTAATGTATTAGGGAAGTCCGTAGAAGTTCCTACCAATATATTTGGTGATGGATTATATGGTTTCCCAAAAAATGGATAAATTAATCCTAAAACTAATCGTCCATCATACAATGACGGCGCTCGTGATGGTCTAGAGTTTGGTATCCAAATAGTTTCTCTCGTTGCCGGAGTCTTTCCAACCAATGCCATTTGTGAATGAAGTGTTTTAACAGTTCGGTTCACATCGGTTGCCAACATATGAAACCCACTGCCCGTGGGTTGGCCATTTATATCATACAATCGTTCAAATACTGCAAGTTGTGTATGTAGCATTTGCGGAAACACTACCAACGACATGTAACTACCATCACCACTTGCATTAATAGTACTTCCTGACACGATAGCAAAACTCGTGGCAGAGGCTATACCAACCTCGGTCAATGCATCAATACCAGTTAGTGACCCAGAGTTATCATGTGCAGTTCCCATTGAAGTCCATAATTGTATTCCATTACAACTGGGTGCGTTACCGCCAGAGCCACGATATCGTACTTTTATGAATAAAGGACTTGTACTCTGTAACGCATCATTGAATGCAAAAATATCATATGTAATTTGTTGATCGTTTGTTATCGGTGGATTCAGTGCTGAAATGTTATCAATTGATCCCGACTGTACCGTGCGTGTGAAACTACATGATAGGAATGCATTCCGAATGTCTTCTACCGTCTCACGAAACGATGCGGTTAATTGTGTATTGGGATTGACAACTGCGGTATAGTACGATGGCATTATATTACTCCTTTATTCTAATAACATTCTATTAAATGACATAGAAATATTTGCGGTTGTGCCGGATAAGTTAGTGACTGTATAATATATAGTTGGTGATATTGCAACATCCATGTTTGCACCTGCTACAACAGGTGACATTGTGTAATTATATAATGTCGGAGAACCACTTAATATCAATTCCGTAATAAGTCCGGCATTTGATGCGGGATCTGTTCCAATTGGCCGAGATAAATCTGCAATCACATATGATTGTGAACCGTATAG